TAACATTTTTTTTAGAATGTTACATATATCATTAGCTAAAACATTAAATAGAACAATAAGATGGATTAATTATTTTAGTGATGAAAAAAGGTGTGTTACAGTACCCATATATTTATCATTTGCTGGGTCAGAAAGATTTTTATTGGATTCGTATCTTGATGATGTAACAGATCAAAGAGTTGAATTAAATACTGATCAAATTCCAAGAGGAATAATAACACCTACAAGTTTTAGTTCAATTAGTGATGAATTTGCAAATCCAAATATCTATATTCCTAAAAACACTAAAATACATGGGGAATATACAAAAATAATTTCTAAAGTTTTTGCAATCCCAATTAATGTTTCTTATGATGTAGAAATTAGAGTCGATAGTGAAATAGATATTTATAAAGCATCTGAAAAAATAATGGATTTATTTTTTAATTATAGATTTTTTAATATGGATTATTTTGGTATAAAAATAGATAATATTTTAGAACTACCAGATGATAGAACTATTAAATTACCAAGAGATGGTGATATGGATTTGGGTAGTGATAATGTAAAAAGTATAAATTTTACACTTAATGTTAGAAGTAATTATCCATCATGGCAAGTTGATACAGATAAAGTAGAATGTGAAAATTCAGAGTATGAAAATATTAAAAGAGTATATTGGAAAAATTATATTTTAGATATAGATAAACTTGATGAAGATTTACCAACCGATCCAAATTTGAAACCAGTTGAAAATTTTGATGTAGAAGGTGATTTTGCTAAAGATAATCCAGATTATGAAAAATTCGATACTGATCCAACTACAGGTATTACTTGGGGATAAAATAGAAAAAAACGAATAAAAAATTATTATATATAGTTAAGAATTGTAATAATTTTTTTCGTTTTATGCAAGATTGCAATTAAAAAATAATAAACAAATATGAAAAATTTGAAATTAAAAATTTTCGATTTTAAACAAAAACTAAGTTTTGATCAAAATGATATCTCTGTTGTAGTTGAAAGAGTATTAAGTGAATATGATAATTATTCAGAAAAAGAAATTAAGAATATTTTAAATGAAAGATTATTTAAATATACTTATGATACTGAAGTAAAGAATCTTCTTGAAACAGTTGAAAATGAAATTGAATCAAATACTTTAGTATATGATTTGAAAGATTTATATAAATTGGTTGAAAGACAAAATCAAGGTATGATTTATAGAACACCTTTAAATACTATTCTTGAAATTATTAATAAAGCTGATGATGATTCAAGATTAGAATCTATTCTAAATGAATTAAAATTATATGAATGGGTGCCACAAATTAAGAAATTTATTTATGGTTTAACACAAAGTCCAATTGAAAGACAAAATATGACTAATTCTGGTGAAGGAAATTCAGTTTATACTTTGGTAGAAAAAACTAATGATGGTTATTTGGCATTTGTTGCTGATAGATGGTTTTCATTAAATGATGAAAATGTAGAACAAACTTTATTAGAAGATCATGTTGAAGATATTGACAGAGTTAGAGAATTAAGAATTCTTGAACAAGTTATGAATTTAGCAACAATTGAAAACAATATTCTTTATTTAAAAGTAGATGAAGATTTAACTATTGGATTATCTACAAAAGATAAGTCATTATATATTAATGAAGAAAAATTGGATGCTGAAACTACACTAGAAAATGTATTTAATTCACCAATTGTACCTTATCTTAAAAAAGATTATTTTGTATTATTAAATACACTTAAAGAAAATCTTAATAATATGGTTGAACTTGATGTAGCAATTAAAGTAGATAATATTTTAAATCCACATTATGAAGCTTATGCTTTCAATTATAAAGACAAAATGTATCTATACAGTAAAGATATGAGAACTGGTTCTTCATTCTATCAATATGAATCTGTTAATGAACTTATTCGTGATATTAAGAAAGAATTAGATTATGACTTAACTCCATTTTTTGAAAATAAACTTTCAAAAGAAATGAAGAAGATTAGAACATTAGAAGATAAAGAAAAAGTATTAGAAGCAAAAATTAAAGACGTACAAGATTCAATAGATGAGTTACAAAATGTACCTGAATTATTAGAAAGTAGTGCAGATTTAAAATTAACCTTTGATAATTTATTACTTTATAAACATCAGTTAAATGGTAAGTTAAATGAATTAAAAAATTATAGAACACAGTATAGAAAAATTTCTCTTAAATAATTTTAATTTTCATTATTTTAAAAAATCATCACATTAATTTGTGGTGATTTTTTTTTTAAAACTTTTAAATTTAATTTTTATATATAAGATATAATTAATTGAACTACATCTAATTACTTTTTAGCATAATTTTCCTAATATAAATATAAAAATAAAAAACGAAAAAAAAAATTTTTAATTGCATTATGGCTAGATATTTAGAAGATAATGAACTTTATTATGAAATAGTTTTATCAAAAGGAAAAGGTAAATTGACTCCGAATGCGGAGAGAATGCTAATTTTAATTGGTAATAGAATTATAAGAAAAAAAGAAAAATATTATAGAAATCCAGATGATAAAAATGATTGTCTTCATCAGGGGTTTTTAATGATGTTCCAAAATTGGAGAAATTTTAATGAAAAAAGGTATAAAAGTGCATTGCCATATTTCACAGAAATTTTCAAAAGAGCAATGGCGGGTGGATTAAAAGAAATTTATAATATAAAAAATAATAGGGACAAAGTTATTATGATTAGTCTTGATTCTAGTAATAATGGACAAGGATTGCACAATATTTAAGATGGAAGATAAAGAAAAAATATTGAGATTGAATTTACAAGAAGCAGAAAAAGAATATAATTCTGATATTGGCGAACATTATTTAGCAAGTGTGATTTTTAGTATTAAAGAACAAAGACTTATTAAAGTACAAAAGTGTTTGTTTGAACTTGAAAAATATTTATGGGATCAGCACCAAATTATCAGAAAAAAAACACTATTCCCCAAAATAAAATAAATTTATGAGTAAAAATATAGCACAGAAAGATGGGAAATGGTATAAAGGAAAATATAAACCATTAAATATTGATAAATATGTAGGTGATATTGATGATATAGTATATCGTTCCAAATGGGAATACAATTTTTGTTATTATTGTGATACTGAAGAACGTATCAAAAAATGGGAAAGTGAACCACCACGACATAAAATTCAATATGATGTTATGGAATATGGTAAATATAAACAAAAAACTTATAATCCAGATTTTTGGATTCAAGTTGAAAAATTGGATGGTGAAATTGATGAACTTATAATAGAAGTTAAACCATATAAACAAACAATAGAGCCAGTTGAACCAAAAACAACTACTGTTAAAACTATAAGAAATTATGAATATGCTTTAAGACAGTATATTAAAAATATAAATAAATGGAATGCTGCTACTGAATATTGTAAAAGAAGAGGTATACCTTTTTATGTTCTTACTGAAAAATATTTTGAAAGCAAACAAATAAAATTATTTTAATGGGACAATTTAAAGATTATTGTAGAAAATTATTTGGTGAGTATAATAATAATATGGAATTAATAACGAAAGAATCTACAGAAAGAATTTTTCATTTAATAAAAAATCCTAATCATGAAGTATTTTTTGCTAAAAAATTATCAATCGGTAAATTTTATTTTATAAGATATGATTATAATGGTAATAAAATGTGGTGTCCAATTTTTATTATTGATGATAGATATAAACCAGATATTCAAAAAAGAATAATTTATGCTATAAATATTGATTATTTACCTTATGCATATAGAATTGTATTCTTTGATATATTATTTGAAAATTTTAGAAAAACTATAGATTATAATGTAAATAAATCAGATAATGAAGTTGAAAGATCATTAAAGATAAATTTTGAACTTATTTATAATTTATTAAGAAAGAATGGTGGTAATGAATATGCTATAACAGCTTATGATTATTCAAAAATAGATGGATTAAAAAAAGGTACACCAAAAATGTTTTTCGTATCTACCACATTTGTTTCAAGATTTGTTTTTATAAACACGAAAAAAGTTAATATGAAGAGCATGAAGGATTTATCCATAATAATGGATGATTATGATATTAAAAATAAATTAAATAATTTAATTAGTGAGTTTAATTCAATTAAAGAAGATTTGGATATTAATGATCAAAAACAATATTATAAAAAATTAAAAAAATTAGAAGATAAATATAAATTATTTAAAAATAAATAATGGGACATATTTTTTTAATATATAATAAAAAAGAATCATAAATAAGTGGCTACATATAGTAGAGTAGGAAATAACCCAAATCCATCAGGTGGTCAAAATGCTGGATTTTATAATAGAATTTTAAGAGGTCTTTCAAAATATGGGATGACTTGGGATGACGATAGAATTAAAAATACATATTCTATTGGACCACAAGAAGATACTAGTGATTTAATATATGAACCTGGTACAAATATGTATGACCTTTTCACTAAAAAAGTTATAGCAAGAATATTAGAACAAAAGTCTGTAGCATATTTAGATAGAACATATTTTGATAAAAGAAAAATTTTAAGACAGTATTCAATTAAAGATGAGATTAAAGAATATATCACTCAAATAACTGATGAAGCTGTTATGTTTGATGAAGATAATCATTTTTGTAATATTAGAAATTTACCTGATAATTTTAATACTGAAATAAGACAAAGATATAGAGATAATTTTGATAGATTGATGAATGATTTTAGATTATTTGATGGTACTACAGCTTGGAGTTATTTTAAAAATTTATTAATTGATGGATATATTTCATATGAAATTGTTTATGATAAGAAACAAAAGAATGTAATAGATATATCACCAATTGATCCAATAACATTAATTATTGCAACAGATCCAGGTACTAATACTATTATATGGATACAACATCCTGATAATCCACAATTAAGAAGAGTTTTATTAGATTCACAAATTGTATATATTTCATATTCAAATAATAATGAATATTTTGAAACTAGTTATGTTGAAAATTTAATTAGACCTTATAACCAATTAAAAATGTTGGAACAAACTAAGATTCTTTATAATATAAATCAAGCATCTATTTATAAGAAATTTGTAATACCTACAAATGGTTTAACAAGACAACAAGCAGAACAACAAATAACTCAGTTAATGTCTGAATATCATGAAGATGTCCAATGGGATGATCAAATGGGTACTATGAGTATAAATGGTAGTCAAGATATTCCACTTAGTAAAGATATATGGTTACCAGGTGGTGGAGAAGGTGGATCACCAGAAATAAATATTGAAACACCAGGTGGTATTGATTTAAATGAAGATATGATGTTAGGTTGGTTTTATAAGAAATTAAAAAGAGCAACAAAAATACCATTTAGTAGATTTGATGAAGATAGTGGTGGTGGTAATGTATATAACGATGCGTCAGATATTACAAGAGATGAAATTAAATTTAAAAATTTCGTTAATAGGTTAAGAACAATTTTTAAAGAATTGATTATTAAACCTTTAAGAATTCAAATGATATTGGATTTTCCAGAACTTAAAGATGATTATCTTTTAAGTAATTCAATTGAAGTTGATTTTAATACTAATGAATTATTTGAAGAATGGAAATATTTAAATAATTTACAAAAAAGATCAGATATAGCATCTGCATTAAATGCCAATTTAATGGATGCTGAAGGTAATCCTTTCTTTGATGTAGAATGGTTAGTTAGAAATATTATGAAACTAACAGACGAGGAAATCGAAGAAAATAATAAATATAAATTAATGAGACAAAATCAACAAGGTGGAGAAGGCGGTGAAGGCGGACCTGAAGGTGGCGGCGGAGGTGATTTCGGTGGCGGCGGAGGTGATTTCGGTGGCGGCGGAGGTGATTTCGGTGGAGGTGGA